CTCTTCTTTGCTTGGCATTGGTTACCTCAATCCACCATGGCGGGAGAGCGAGTGATGTAGGCCCTCAGAGCCCTGTCGAAGTCGCTGACCCGGTCGCTGAGAAGTTTTGCGACGGACTCCCCAACGACCTCATCTTCGAGCTTCGCCTCGATCCCGGTGTCAGCAAGCTCTCGGACCCGACCCCAGTAGCCAATGGCCTCAAGGCGAATCCCCGCGTCGTCTCCGTCCCGGATGATACCGAAGAACTTCTTGACGATCAGGCGGTTGGCCTCTTGGATCTCAAGCGGCAAAGTCTCGACGCCGACAAGGGCGTCGTCCTCGACTCCGTAAGACGCGAGGCGCATCGCGGGGACAAGGACCTCCTCGCGGGCGGCCTTCCCGGCGCAGCCGGAGGTGGAAACCACCGTGATCGCGGGCACTCCCGCAATCGCCATGAAGAACACGAGGCCGAGAGGCCTAACAAAAGACGGCATGAAACCCTCCATTCAAGCGGCGAGGTGGCATTCTAACCGCCCGCGCCAGAGCCGCCAAGATCGTGGGAACCGTGTTTTAGCATTTCCACAACCGAGTCTACCACCTTTTGCTTTTTCCCGATAGCGGCGTAAACATACTGGTCTACGGTGCCTCTGGCGACCATTTGGTAGAAATAGCAGGATCCGGCCTTTTGGCCGGGCCTCCTGATCCGACCTCTCGCCTGAACATACTCGCGCCGGGAGAACCCGATCGAGTACATAAAGCAATAATGCGCTCTTGTGAAATCGAGCCCCTCGCCCCCGGACTGGATCTGCACGACGACCACAGGGCCGAGGCCGAGATCGGAGTCTTCCTCCCACTGCTCCATCTCGTCGTAGCCGCCACTGATCCTGTAGCAGGGGCGATCAATGTCCGCGCAGGCCTTCATGATGTTCTCGATGTCGTAGACGAAGCGGACGAACACGACGACGGGCTCACGGGGGTCGATCTCCTTCATCTTGTCCGTGAAGGCGTCGATTTTCTCGCTGTCGAGAACCTCGATGCGCTCGCGCCCGGTTTCAGGGTCCTCGGTCGGGCAGTACCCACTGGTGATCTGCTGAAGACGAAGCAGCTTGACGAGTATGTTGTCCGCTACCACGGTGCCGTCCGTCAGCTCCGCGACAAACTCGTTCTTGAGGGTCTCGTACACCGCCATCGTCTTCTTCGGCAGGTCGATCTGAATCTGCTCGTCAACCATTGGCGGTAGCTCAAGGATATCGTCGATTCGCACTCGGTGAGTGATCTGCCCGAGGGTCTCCCGAAACTGATCGACATTTTGGTATCCGAGAATCTCCTTGCCCTCGAATCCACCCATGACGCAGAAGCGCGACCTGAAACGCATAAACGACTCGCCGAAAAGCGAGGGGTCGGCGAACAAGGTCTGGCCGAAGGCGTCCACGGGGCCGTTGCTGAGGACCGTTCCTGAGAGGCAGACCCGGTGCTTGGACTTCGGTCCGATCTTGTTCCACAGGGCCTTCCCGGACTTGGTGCTGTGTCGCGCGATCCGGTGGCTCTCGTCCACGACGACGAGGTCCCATGTGATCCCGCTGAGGGTGGAGAGCATCGGCTCTCTCCAGATCACCTCGAAGTTGATGACCGCCATGAAGGGCACGCCGGACAGGGCGGCCTCCTCGATCTTCAACGCCCTCTTGGGGATCGTCTGACGATCAAGCGGCAGCACCTTGAGGTTGTAGTCCCTCGGCAGGTGCATCTTGCACTGCCGACCCCAGACTTTCGACACGACCTTATGCGGGCAGACGATCAGGGTGCGAGTGAAGCCGTAGTGGAGGATCGCGTCGTAGACGGTCTTGGTCTTCCCGGCACCGACATCCCAATTCAAGATGCAGCCGTCGAGTTGTCCGATCATCGAGACCCCCACGGGCTGGTGATCCCAAGGCTTGAAGATGGCCTTTGGGAGATGCGTCTCGATGTTCACTTGGTCAATGGAGGAAGACCTTTTCGCCAAGTCGGCAACCTCTGAGCTAAGGTCGAACTCGACATCCGGGAACTTCGCCATGATCGAATGCACGGAGCGGGGCGTCCACGGCATGTGCCAGAACTTCCCGCGGGGGTCCCAGCGGGACCCGAGTGCCTTCACCTCCTCCTTGAGGTGGTAGGGGTGTTCGATCTTGATCCTTGGATTCCCGCCGTTCAGGCACCGTTCTAGCCGTATCATTTCCCCTCCTAAGAAAATCCCCCCCTTGGCGTTTGCCTCGGGGGGGCGTTTGATTCGCTCTATGCCGCAAGCGCTGCTACTTCTTGATCCAGTCCGGCACATCGGCGTCTGGAACAACGCGGAGACCGAGCGACCGGAACACTTGCTCAATGGTCCGACCGTAGGAGTCGGCGTCGCCGTTCAGGTAGCGGAACAATGTCGAGAGAGCGACATCGGTCCCGCCGTTGTGGACGAGCGCGTACTTGCTGATTCCGAGGTCCTCAATCCTGTTGTTGATGATCTCGCGGATGCCGACGCGGTCGATGTCGTACCGTGATGCCTTACCGCCCATTTTGCCGTCCTTTCCTCTTTGGACTACCCACCATCGTACACGCAAAGTCCCGTTACCGCAACCCGCAAACATGCTGATTTCGGGGATTCGCGTCAGTCTTCGGAAGTCATGCCCCGGTGGAGGTCTAGCAGACGAGACGATGCCTTCCCCGCACAGTGCGCGATCATTCCGATCTGGTGCAGGCAGTCATGTATCGAGGTATGAGCCAAGCCGTCCTCGACACTCACCTCCTGCTGCGCCTCGCGCAGGACCTCCCAGTAGTCGAGCCCGGTTCCCGCTAGGTTGCCCCGAATGTACGACCGACCATCGATAGGAACCCAGAACACAGGCCCGAGGTCGAGGTCGACAAGGGAGGCGTAGCTCTTGAGAAACTCGATGTCGAAGGATGGAGGCCAAGCCCAGACCGTGCAGTACTTGGGCAGGAAGTCGAGAAGCATCTCAAGGCGTCGACGGATCAGCATATGAAGGCGTTCAGGCTTCAAGACGCCGGCGGCCTTCTCCTTGAAAAAAATCTCGTCCGCTGTCTTCTCGGTCGCCTTCTGCTTCTCTCTGTGCGAGTCAAAAAGGCTTTTGTCCGTGTGGATCCACCATTGAATGGTGGCTTTGCTCGGCTTGCGCTCCGGGATCCGCGGGAGGTGGCACTGAAATTGAGGGCCGAGACGGAAGTGGTCGTCAAAGACCACCGCTCCGATCTCCATGATCTCGTGCTCACGGGGGTCGGTGCCGGTGGTCTCGATGTCGATCATCACATTCTGGTGGGCTTGGTACTGGTAGGTCGGAACCTGAGAGTGGATCTTGGACACGCTAAATCTCCGCCGCTCGCTCAGATGACGCTGAGGCCCGCCTTTAGAATGAAGTCCACGATGCCGGGACCAACGAGGACATAGTCCTCGTCCTGCGGCTCCGGGATGGAGAATGCCTCGTCCCACCGCTTGCGCGCGATGAAGGCCACTCGTCCTGTGCGGTATCTCGCGCTCTCGCTGATCCCCATTTCCCCGCTCTCCGGGGCCGGCCCGCGGACCTCGATCAGCGCGATGTAGTCCTCGTCGATCATCTCAAGACAGTGGTCACAGATATCGGCCAGCGCGTGTTGGCCCTCAATGACGGCGAACTTGTAACCGGGCTGCTCCTCAAAGCAGACGGGGCACTTCGGCCCTTTCCCCATGCTTCCTCCTAAGTAACTCGCAACGGGCGTATCGTCATCGTAAGAACATAGCAAAGCAGCTCGGGGTCCACAAGCTGAAAGCTGCTGTGCGTGTAGTTGCACCAGTCGTCAAGAGACCCCTCCGAGAAGCCCTCGTCGTCGGAAAGGTAGGTCCAGCGATCCATGTAGTGGCCGCCGATGACGATGGCGTCAGGGACGCCGATCCGGTTTAGCATCTTCATCTGGAACTCGCGCAGGGCGGCCTCGCCGTTGACGCGCGCGCAGAAGAAGGTGGCCGGGTCCATGTAGTCCTGCTCGCGAACAAGGTCCCGGAAGTAGCTGTCCTGCGACTCAATCCAGCGGGCCATGTTCCCGGCGATCACGCGGTACCACTCACCGGCATGGTAGTCGAGCCACTGGCGGCCAAAGGGCTCCGCCCCGAGAATACCGCTGTCGAACACCGAGTTCAGCTCGCGGAGCGTGGTCTCTGGCTTCTTCGCGTCTCCCACGCTGACGGCGTAGGCGCCGTACACCGCGCTCGCCGACCTCCGGACATCGGCCGTCATCTCCCCGAGATTGCGCTCTCGGACCCGGCAGAACGACTTGCCGCCGAGGATGTGCAGGTACTCCTCTCGGCTCCAGCTCGCGTAGGTCTGCTCCGGAGGGTGGAACCTCGACTTGACATAGCGGTCCATCTCGGCATCGTCGAGAAGGCTCTCGTCCTCGCCAACCAAAACAAGAGAAAATTGCATTTCCTCGCTCCTTCCCGGAAGAGGGATGGTAGCACAGTCGGGAGGGGAGGCGGAAGGGAAAAACCGGGGACTGCGCCTGCTGGAGAAGAGGAAGAACCAGACTTACAGCGCAGCCCCCGACGGAAAGGCTTTTAATCGTGGAAGATCGCGAAGAACCGACGGCCGCCAACCTTGATGCTGAGCAGGAATGGGTCGTGGCCTATAAGTGAATTGTAATCGTGACGGAATCTGATAACCCCGCTAGAGGTCACAGAAAGAGAGCCCGAGTGTATCTGTTCCACCCCCGTGCCGGGCTGAGTGGGGAGGTCTGTGTATGTCCCGCTGTTTAGCTGGTATTGTAGGGTTCCTAGGTTCGTATTACTTTGGTTCGAGGTACTGATTTGCCCGCCGGATGTCGCGGTCCAGTACAGAGTATTTCCGGCGGACACAGGCATGGTAAGCGTAGACTGGTTGGGACCCCTTCTCCCGAGGAACGAACTTGGGCCAGACCCGCCCGTCGGGGTTCCACTTCCGGCAATTTGACTGAACTGGTGGTTGAACCAGAAGCGGTGCTCAGTCGGGTACGGCGAGTAGTAATACTCCGGCGGGACTGTCTGCGAGTTGGGGACAGGGGTGCGCGACCACACGCGGACAAGTATCCGGTAAGGCTCGTACAGTAGGCCGAATGGGTATGAGGATTCGCTCCCGAGTGCTATGCTCGGATCGATGGGCCACATGTTGAAAAAGTTGTCGCCCGCTGTGTCGTGCTGGACATGGTAGTCAAAGATTTCTGCCCCAGTGAACTCGAATCCACCGAGCGACGTAGACCAGCCGTTTGAAACCCAGTCAAAGAAGCTAGGCTTGAATCCGGTACCCACACCACCTACAGCGTTTTCAAGCGGGACATCTGACCCAGCCAAATCATTAACAGGGGTCGTAATCAGCTCGACTTTGTATTCAGTGTTGGCGAGCTGGTCCGTTGTGTCGTCGACTGCTGGGTCGAGAGCGTCGATTTGGTTGGTCGGGTTCTGAGGGCGCCTACCTGCGCCCCAGAAGCGAATACCCGGATCGGCTCCCGCTTCGGGTAGTAACGCATAGTTGCCGCTAGTGTATGAAGTAGGAAGGAGTTCAACTGCACCAGATGGCATCACTGAAGATGGATTACTACCACCTGAATGCGGGATGTCGCGGTCTGTCTGGAACAGTATCGTCTTTACTGGTACTGGCGCCAGAGACCGACCGAACGATCTAAAGTCAATGCTTCCGGAACCGGCGCCGCCGTCGGCGTTGTCGGCCACCGCTTCAGCAAACGGAAGACGATCGTCACGGGTCGCGGAGATCAGGCGGACATTTATTTCGTCACCGTAAGGGAATGACTGGTCGGTAACTCCCATAGCGGAGCCAATGAACTCAACATAGGGCGGATCAAAATTGGGTCCGCCGTTTTGGCCGGTTTGAAATATGTGTTCTCTTCGGGATGTATCGAGCGCACCCCGATAGACATCGTAGAGTTTTACCAGAAAGACACCCCCGAGAATGGGATCGGATACATCATCCGGACCAGCGATGATCTCGAATTCCCCACTAGGGATTAGGTACTCGCTCCCGTATTTCAGCAATGTGGTAAAGTCGGTCGCAATAGTCGCCGTCTCGGTGGATCTGTAGCGGTAAGGGATGACCTGACCTGAGGAATCCAGCGCGGGCTCTGCTGAGAAGAAATCGAGCAGCTCCGTAAATCTGATGAATTTCTTGCGGTAATTGTCTGTGACTTCGTTAGTCGCTAGATTGGCTTCCGAGTCAGGCACAACCCTGATGATGAGGTCCATCTTGTGGTAGGAGGTCGACGAATCCACCGACGTAGTAGTGATGTAATCAATCGGATCGACATAAGCGATCGGGTATGTACCGACGACAGACCCCGCACCACTGAACGCTTGGTTGCCGATGTTTGCGGGTGAGTCATGCCTCGCGAAAACATCTATGGTGATCTCCGAGGACTGCCTCGCGCCACCGGCCCACAGCCTCCCGTCGACCGGGTTCAAGTTGGAGTCAAGCCCGATCAGGTCGCGACGGAGCACCGCTCGTGGCGCCTCGACAACATGATAAGGGCTGACCCTCTGCGCCTCTTGGAACGGGAATGACCAGTTTGTCCCTCCGGACTGGCCGAAGAAATCAGTCTCGACGCTAAAGATGTCCTGAAAACAGGTGAGGCGGATCTCGCCGCTGACAAGCGACTTCTCTTCGGTCGCCACAACTCGCATGGCCAGATTCTCGTATTCGCGGTCCGCATCTGTCCAGCTCACCACGTCCCCGGGCAGCACATTGTAGAACTCGCGATTCACAATGAATGTGACTTTCACCAGCGGATACGAAAGAAGCCTAAGCTCGCGAGCCGCGATTCGCAGGGCAAGCCCCTCGGCAAGGCAGCCGAAGTAGCGCTTCTCCGTCGAGACCCTCTGGTCTCCCTGCATCTGCTGGTTCGCAATGTCATGGTCGGAGGCGTAAGTGTCCTTGTACTCGTTTCCCCGGTTGGTATACGCGACTCTGAACTCGTTGGTCGTCTCCTGCCAAGACTGGCGAGACTCGTCGGTTATCGAAATCAAATTCGAGTTGCTGATCGCTGGAACGGAGCCGATGCTGTAGTCGTTCCGAACCAACTTCACCTCGATGAGGCCGGTTAGCTTGTCTTCTCTCGTCACGCCATCGATTAGCTCCATGAGGTAGCTGATGATGTTTTCCCCTTCGGATGGCCTTTCGACGACCGCTGAAAAACCATACCCTTCATCGAACAGTGTCTCGCCGACCGACAGGAAGTTCTGAGTATTGATTACCGGCGCAGGGATGTTCAGAAGCTCCTTTGAGGTTAGAACCTCGTAGAGAACTTCCATTGGGTTTGAATCGACTGCGTTATCCCCAGACTGCCCGGGATCATTGGAGTCGACGCGATGCTTCCCAGCAGGGAGGCCTAGGCTGTTCGGGAAACGCTCCACCTCGAATGACCACGGCTGGACTTGCGTGCTGTTCCCGATGTAGCCACCTTCCCAGACCACATAGGCTGTCCCCCTGTACGCGCACCCGGCAGCTCCCGACTGGAATTGCGATAGGTAGGTACTCGCGTCTTGGTCGAGTCGACCGTCGAAAAAACGGAAAGAACCCTGAACACCACCAGTACCAGTGTCGTTGCCCCCGTAGAGATAAGGCAGGTTGATCTCGAAGGCCTCGCCGTGCTTTAGCGCGCCATCGAACACCAGTCGGTCGCCAATCCAGACTCTCCTCAGGGTGTCCACCCGGCCTTGGCACAGACCCATTTGCAAGCCCACAAAGTATTTGTACGCCTTGATGACCCGCTTCGACGAGAACAGCCCCGTCTTGACTTTCTGCTTTATCGCGACTGACCGGAAGTCTCCGTACCACAAAACATTCGGGCCTTCGATCTTGACCGTTCCGAAGATTACAGGGACCCGTCTTTGCTCTGTCGCTGTGGGGAACTTGAAGTCCCCGAGCGGAGACGGCTTCGCGTCCTCGATTTCCGGCTTTGGGCGCAGGGCGTCAGCGATCACCGCGGCGGCGATCGTAAAGGCAATATAGTACAAAAGAAGAGTGAGGAACTCCATTCGGGCAACAGTCGGGTCGCCTCTCTCGAATAGAGACATAGCGCAGCAAAAGACCATAGCCGCGGTCTGCCACTTGCCGAATGAAACATGCTGCACGACGCGCCTCTTCAATCAATCCCCGTCTCGAACGGGTTCTTCGTGGGTACGTACGGATATCCTCCGTAGTTCGCCGCATTGCCGAATGCAGAACATGACGAAATGTCGTGCTTGCAGCCCGGAAGCCCTAGGATTGTCGCTCCGAGAGGGCTTCTGCGAAAAGGAAGGTTCAGGTAGAGAAAATCGTTGAACTGCCGAATGACAAGTCGGTACTCGTCTCCGAATTTCAACCACCCCCGCACCCAGTAAGTTGATCCGGACAGATTCGACGCCCCCTCGACCTGAATTGCCAAGGTGCCTACCGTGACAACGGTCATCTCCTCTTGGTAATCGTCCGCGTTGAGGCCGCAGCGAGCCCCATAGTGTGTGTTGTTGCACGAGGAGGAGTATGTTCTACGCGGTATGATGCGGCCGGACTTGACCGTCTGGGGGTTGATGGAGAAGGCGCACTCGCGACCGTCATTCAAGAACGATGCCGCAGCGATGTAGCCAGAGAACAACTGGACATACTCGCCCGAGGAGTCCGTTACGTGCTTTTGGTACAGGTAGAAAGAGATTTCACCTCCGGGGATCAGATTGTTCCAGAGGGCGGCCATCGGGTTCGTCGCCGGGACGGTAACCCTCAGCTCCTTGTTTTCGCCGAGGTCAGCCCGGGTAATCCGTTCGCGCGAGACTACCTCAGGCGTGTAGGTGATCGAGTCGCGGACCTGCGGTGTCTCCGAGTTCGTGTAGGCGTAGGTCTCGCCCGTCGAGCGTCGGAAAAGGAACAGCTCGATGGGCATCCCATCCTGAATGCTCTTCTCCTGAACATCGTAGCTCAATTTATCACCGCCCTTGTAGGCACGGTCACGGAGGCCGTCCCCGTCCCCGTCCTGTGTGTGATTAGGATCTCATCGGAATTGAAACGGTGCTGCTCTATGAACTCGACCCGGACGATCTCGTCATTCGAGGCAGTTACGCCCCAAGCGGAGCTGACAGAGAGCACCTCTACCAAGGGAGAGAGTTCGGTGCTGCTCGTGACCTTCCTCGTGATCTTCGTGCCGTCATTCAATGTCAGACGGATGCTGTTCCTTGGCGAGTTGCCCTTGATGTGCTTCGTGTACCCGACATTGTCGATGGAGATGAAGAGACCCGTGGCCGTGATCCCGGGTGAGCGGGGGACGATGTCTTCCGCAAAAGTGGGCAGCCAGAACGATTTGTACCTGCCGCGCAGCGCGTAAAGAAGCTGGCGAAGACTCCACAGTTCCTTCATGTCTTGCGTGACGTGTCCCCACTGGCCTTGCGGCTTAGAAATCTGCTCGTAGCTATACTGCTTTTGGATCCCCACTCCGTCAGCGTCGACGATCTGGATCGTTCGGGACAAGGACTCGGTCGTGTACGGCCCGTCCACGGAGTTTGGCGTGTCGAGGAGGACCCTCGTGTTGGTCCCGTCGTCGTAGGTGTTCCAGTCGGTAGTGCTCTCGATGTTCAGTGAATTGTCATAGACCCGGAAGGACAGAAGCCAGCGCTCAAGGTCAACTCTGTACCTCTCCCTCTGGATCAGAGAGTTGAGGTAGCCGGCATAGACCGGCATAACCTTCGCGGTGTTCTTGCTGAACGCCTTCGTGAATCCGCTAGTGAAGGTGATGGAATTCGTTGAGATCGAGGCGATCTCCAGAACCTCCCAGTCCGAGTCGTCAACGAGGACAATCGCCAAGGAGCCGACGCGGAAGTCTCGGTATGAGGTCTGGACGACCGAAATCGTGGTATCCGAAACTGAGATGTCCGCCGAGAGCCTTGCGATGTTCCACCAAGCGGGCAGCCCTAGAACGGAATGCTGCTTGCCCATCAAGATGTTCGCCAGACGCCTACGAGAAGAGTCGTCCACGAAGATCGACATCTCGAAGGTCAGCCTAGGCGTTTCCCTCAGCGCCCTACGCTGCTCGCTACCGTCACGCGCAGGGAGCACATCGGTGACCCAAGTCATCGTCTCCGCGACAGGTGACTCCGGCTCGAAAGGTAAGATCACCGCCCTTTTGAGGGTGACCGGGAGCATGGACTCTACCGGAGGCGGCGTCGTCTGGAACTCAGCAGAAGCGGAGACTTCGGGCGGCCCGCTCGTTGTTGCGGTCAGCGAGTATGTGTAGCCGGTCAGCGCAGGGATCGAGAGCGGCAGAGTCGGTGAATTGGTGATGGAAACTCCGGATCCACCGAGGGCGGAGTCGTCATACAGGGTCCACGACGCAGAGCTGCTGCGGCTTGCGTTGTAGACGCTAAACGGCAGCGACTTGTCCTCTGTGACATACCCGAAAGCCAGCGAACGCGGCGAGACATAGACCCGCTCGAAGTAGCTGTTCGACGGGCCGCCACCGCCGGAGAGCGCAGAGTAAACAGCCATGACTACCGCCTAACGTACGCAATCCCGCAGTGCTTGGATTCGTAGCCCGAGTAACCGGTCTGCGTGCTCTTGATGTAGAGCGGGAAGAAAACGTAGTACAAGCCGCCGATTTCCACTTCCTCCCCCGGCCCGATGTCCGCGATGTTGCAAACAAAAACGTCCCTCTGCTTGCCGAGCAGGTATTGCTCGTGAACTTGCCCCGGCTTCTCTACCCGGACCAACGCACTGTCTTGGACAGAAACAGAATCGAATCCCTTAGTGATGATGTGCTCTTCGTCCGTGACGGAGATCGTGTCGCCCAGCGTCACCGCCGTGGCGGCCAGCGACAGAGAAATGTCGTCGGATACTGCGACACTTTCGTCCAGATACCGATACATCTCTGTGCCACCCACCACCATTTCGACGATGGCGTCAGACGCCGCGACGCTCTCGCTGTTTCCTTGCGAAGACTTGCCTGATAGAGAAATAGCCGAGTCTCGGTAGGACAGGGCGATCTCGTTGGGGAAGAGGGGCAAAAACTTGCGCTCGATGTCACCGCGTAGGCTCAGAAGAGACCCGTAAAACGGACTCGTCCAGCATCCAGAAAACATGCCGATGAAGCCCGAGGAGTCGTCCTCCCCAGCCCCGGCATGATAGAGGTCGAGGTTGACGAGCCATGTGGTGCCCGCGCTGATCCTCGGGATGGCCCCTGCGGTGACCTTCACGGTTGCGTAGTCCGACTCCGGCATCAGGTCCGGCAACGCCACGCTCTGCCAAGTCGGGGTCGTCTCGCCCCCCTCAAAGTTCATCAAGGCGCGAATGTCGGAACTCAGGCTCTCTGTCGCCTGAAGGCCGCTGGAGGACCCGTAAGAGGATCCGTACTTGTAGGGCAGGCTCCCATACCCGGATCCGTACGGCTCGCCGTGCCCCCAGCCGAAGTGCCGATACTGACCGCCAGAAACGGGGTCAAGGACGAAGTGCGCGTACTGCTTGTTGCTCAATTCGGCAGGATCGGACCCAAAGCAGTGAAGGGTGCCGTCGGTGATGTCGAGGGCTGGCGTGTAGCTTGCGGTGCTAGAAGACATGCTCACCAACACCGACGGATACTTGGAGTCTGTCGCCCCCGTCCCGCCGAACTCTCCATGCAGGCCGGAGTAGATCAGCCGGGCGCCCACCGCTCCGCTGCTCCCACGCCTGCCCGCGTAATCCCCACTCTGGTAAATACGCAGGACACTGTTCTGAAGCGTATGTCCGGACGGCGTCCCCGCGCCTCCGTACTCGACCTGAATGTAGCAGTCGCCGACACTCCAAGCTGCGTAACCGTAATCCGTCGAGGTACTCAGGGCGTTCTGGGTCCACCCCTGAGTTTCGACAAGCCACTGGTCGATCTGATCCACTAGGGCCTTCATGCTGCCCAAGCCTGAAAATCGGTCGTATCCCATTAGTCCGACCTCATGGCGAAGAAAGGAGACCTATAGGAGGAGAAAAAGCCAATCGCGTTAATCCAAAAGACAATCCACCGAACTCCGTTCTCGTCCTCAAGCTCGTCGAAATTGGAGAGAGTGATAGCGGGGCTCAAATTCTTGTCGATCCAGCGGACGCCGGGGATTTCAAAGTAAAGCTCGCGCCCGCCCTCGTCGGCGGAGCCACCAGAGCCCGGGCCGACAACAAGATACTCTCGTAGCTTGTGACGGTACTGCACGCTGCCCAAGGCCGCCGTGTCCGGAATTCCGTACTGGATTGCGACGGGTAGGCCTAGGGTTGTGCCCGGTGAAGGGGAACTGGCTGTGGAGCCCACGAGGCTCGACTGATCGAACTTGTGACTTTCGGTCAGGCCGTCCCTCGAAAAGCTGTCGAGCGAGTTAGCGTCAAGCTCCTCGTTGAATTCCCAGCCCGGGAGGATCGCAGAGACAGCCGGGTCTTGAACGGCCACGACACCCGAAGCCAAGCCGGAGGCCGCGTAATAATTCTGGGCAACCTCAGCAGAGAATCCGGGACCGAAGAAAACGCCCGGAACACCGCCCGTGGTGGCGCTTCCTCGGTTGGTCCCACCAAGCAGTTGCAGAGAGCCCGGCCAGAGAGCGCCAGTATCCCGGAACCCCACTCCGGCGTCACAGCCACTACCGAACGCGAAGAGAGGCACGCCATAGTCGGAGGCGTGGCCAAACGGGTTCCCAAGCCCAAACTGAGCGGCGAAATTGAAGCGAATAGGGGTGTTGTTGTTAGCGGGCTCTTTTTCGAGAGACACAACGGCCGAGATGTACCGTGGGGTGATGTGGATGAAGAAGTCGTACGGGTCATTGTCGTCAGGCGCCATGTTCCAGACGAGATGCTCCGTGTTAGTCGCGGAGGGCGGGTAGTCCGAGCCGAAATGCAGGCCGGTCTGATTCGATGTTTCTCGCGTGTCACTGTATTGCCGGATCAGAAACATAGAGAGACCGGTGGCCACTTCATTGGGGACGTTCGTGTAGGCCGTCTCGTAACTGCGGATCACGATAGCGGAATCTCCCGCTAGGACAGGGCGGACAATCGCTTCGCGGTGCGCCGTCTTGTCCCCGACGAGGGCAGTATATGTCACCGAGAATCGCGCGCCGTTGCCGCTGCCACCGGAAGCAAGAAGAGTCTCTTCTGGGTAGTCGTAGACTCCCCGGGTAGAGATTTGCACGCCTGTGATCGCACCGTTCGGGCCGACCGAGGTGACTTTAACTGTGGCGGCGGTGGTTTGCCCACCCGCGGAGTTCAGAAGGGAGACGGTGTCACTCGCTTGGTAGTTCGATCCCCCGGCGGAAACGTTCACAGTTGCCACTCTGGAGGTCTGGCGCAAGACCTCCCAACCGTTGTTGCCAAAGACAAGGTCGACTTGACAGCCGGCTGCCGAAGGGTTGCTCACGAACAAGTTCGTCGTGTTGTAGGTCGTGCCTGTCGCCGGAGTCGGCGTTGTCGAGTAGCAACCGTAGTTCCGGATGCGGATGCCTGTGACCGCTCCGCTCGACTCGGTCACGGAAGTGACCTCAAAGGTGGCCGTCGCCCCCGGCATCCCCTGCGGATGCTGGCCGCCACCGGAGACTTCAATTATGTCCCCCTTCGTGTAGGAACTGCCGCCTGAGGCGACTGACGCCGACTGAACGGAACTATTGCTCTCTTGGCACAGAGCGACGAGGACATCCAGCATGTCCCGCTCGTCCGAAATCGTATCCGCGGTCGCATGTGCAACAGCCCCGGAGGCATCGCTTCGGTTGAATGGCACTACTACTGACCGATCGCCCTGCGGTTCTGACGAACCGTGTTGATGATGACCTCGCGACCCTCCGCGCTGTTGAGGTAGGCCTCCGCCTCCTCGCGCGAAGAAACATTGATGATGGTCGGCGCCGAGTTCTGCACAGGTAGGCGGTTGTTCGCCGTAATGTTGCCGGCGCGAGTGGTGGCGAAGAGTTCCGGGCCAAGCTCGCCGACCATCGTGAGTCCGCCAGTAGCGGAAAGCGGGCTGACGCTCGGCCCACCCGCTGCCCTGCGAGGGAGAGACGACACAAGGCTGCTCAACTCGTTGAGGCTTCCGGCCTGCGCTGTTGGCCCACCCGCTGCCCTGCGAGGGAGAGACGAGACAAGGCTGCTCTTCTCGATGGGGCCTCCGGCCTGCCGCATAAAGAAATCCATGCCTACCTGCGGTGAGTACGACTCTGCGGCGGCATTCGGTTTGCCGATCGCAGCCGAGATCGCCTTGTAGATAAGCATCTGGACGATCATCTGCATGAGTTCCTGCGCGATCTGCTCGAAGACATTCGCAAGGCCTTCGCGGAACGACTCCATGTCCTTCATTCCCCCGACCACAAAGTCGGAGATCGCGCGCGAGGTCCCTTGAATCGCAGACTGGAGGCCTCTGCCGAGGTTCTCCTCAAGGTCTTTTGTGGTGATCTCCAGCTCTTCAAAGGCCTGCTTTATGGGGGGCATGGTTCCGCTTTGAAGGATGTAATCCTTAAGGTACTTGTTCGCCTCAGCTTGCGAGAGGCCGTACTCTTGCACGGCCAAAGTCAGCGCTTGTTGAACGAGGAGAACATCGTTCTGCGCGCTGGCCAGTTCCCGCGTGATCTGGACCGCCCTTTCCGCGATGCTTTGGACTCGAAGCGCGTCCGCAGTCCTATTGATCGCATCGTCTCGGCCTTGATCCCCTAGGGTATCGAACTTACTGCCTAGCTCTTCGCGAAGCTGAGCGATTGCCTGCTCCTCAAACGGATCGACCCTCAGGCTGTCTTTTATCCTCTTAGTAGCGGAGACGATTCTGCCTGCGGCCGTCTCGAAATCTTCCGCTTGCAGGGAGTCCTTGAGTTCCTTCAAGTACCGGTCCGCGTCGGCCTGCGAGAGGCCGAACCTCTTCACCGCGATCTCGGCTATTTCAACAGCAGTCGAATACTCATTAGCCGACTCGATGAGGGAACTTGCGAGTTGCTGGGCCTTTGTCTCCTTATCGACCTCCGCGAGCACATCGCGCAGTTGTTTGACTAGGTCGGCCGCGTCTTGAAGGTTCAGAAGGACGTTGTTGTCGACTTGCGCTTTATCAACAATCTGCTTCGCCTCGGTCATAAATGGATCGATGTCTAGCGAGCGAACTTTCTCTTTCTCCGCGTCAATCAGTTTGTCTACCTCGGTGGTTATCTTGTCTTTCCCTCGCTGGTAGTTCTCCCGTTCGAGTTGGTCAGCCGCCGCTTTCCTTGCGATCTCCCTAGACTCTCTGATCTGCTCTGCCAACTTCAATAGAAGCTCAGGACTGCTAAGAAGAAAGAAAATCTCTCTGGTTTTTTCGGCTTCTTCGAGCAGCTCGCCGGCAAGGCTCGCCGAGCCGAGAATCTCCGCGATCTTTTCAAACGGCTGGTACTCCGAGAAACCAGATACAATGGAATGTGCAAGGATGTCCCCTACTGAGGCGCCCTCGTCCATAGCGGCCCCGGTAAGGACGGACAAAGCCCCCATATCAATTTCACGGACATCGTAGAGTGCGCGCTCGATGGCCGCGACCTCCTCGCGCGGCTTGGCGGCCGCCTCAGCGAGCGCTTGGCCCAAGGTCCTCAGGGGACTGATGAGGCCGGCCTCAACCGCGCCTTCTGTGTTTGCTAGGGTGTCTGCAATCCACCCCCGCTGAATCGCAAACGGCCGGATGGCGTTCCCATCAACCGAGCGCTGCACCTCGTCGATCTGCGCGAGCATTACGGCTTCTGCTTTTTCAAGCTCCTCGATGACCGCCGAGAGCAGGGTCCCAGAATGCATCTCCGGAATGAAGCCTTCACCAAACTCGTCTACCATACGCGCACGGGCTCTGGTTATCGCTTCTTCTAGCGGGTTGATGGCAGAGCCAATGGCAGATTCGGCAGATTCTTCGATCTCGGATCCGAATACGGTAAATGCTTTCTCTAGGCGTTCCGGAGATAGATTGAAGAGTTGCTCCCACATGGGGGAGACCTCGGACACGTCGAGAGCCTCCGCGAGTTCTCTCCGAGCCTTCTGCTGATCGAATATAAAGTCTACTTCCACCGCGGTGTGGGCAATGCCAGCCTCGCTCAGCGTTTTGGATATATTGAATCTCGAAAGCACGCCCTCCCTGATAGACGCTTCAAATTCCTCATCGGTCATGGACCTGTCGCGGAGACCGTAAAGCAACCTATCTTTCGAGTCGATACGACGATCCATGCCTTCCGTGTAGGTGAATGGCGCAGAGGACTTGCTTCTGGAGTACTCCCGAAATTGCTCTTCGCCTTGGCGTAGTTGCTCTTCAAGGATGTAGCCTGAGCGCGGCGACGTGCCGAGGGGACTGGGGAAGCCTTTCCTATGCGCGATCGACCCAAGGTTGATTCGCGTACTCCTGACATCCTTCGCCAGTTGCTTGTCTTCTTCTTCTATGTCTTTTAGATTCTTGTTGATGAGTTCGAGGGTATCGACACTTATCCCGAGCCCGCCGAATAAGGTTGTAAGGTTTTCCCTGATGGCAGCGATGGGGTCTTCGAGCTGATCGAATGGCTGCTCCAATTGGAAGAGGTTTCTTGGGTCGCTTGCAGTTCTAGCGAGTGCTCTGTAAATACGTGATTCCTCGTTTTCGAGGGCGGCTCGGTCGGGGAGAATCATATCCTTTAGCTCCCCGAAGGCCTCCATCTCCTTTTCTCGTCTACGAACACCGAACTCAAAGTCCAGTATGTCGGCACGCCTCGCCAAGCGCTCGGGATCACTTGAGTGCAGCGTCTCTTCTAGAGCTTTTCTGTAGAAGTTTATTTCCTCGCCTTCTCTGTCACCAAACGCCTTCTCCAGAGCGCGATCGAGGCCCCCCGCCACCCACTGCGCGGCGGATTCAAACCAAGAGTCCTTGG